TGCCGCCGTAGTAGCACGGAATGGCCTCGGTAGTTGTACCGTCCGGCAGGGTCAGCGTCAGAGTAACGTTGATGCCGCCAGTGGTGGGCAGCCAGTAGGTGATCTGCTGGCCGTCCTTGAGCTCTGAAAAGGAAGCCACGCCTGTCCAGTTGGCTGTGGCCACTGTCTGCGTACCCACAATAAACTCCGGGCCGCTGCCGGACACCGAAATGCCCGCCAGATCGTCCTTGTACTGCTGGCTCCCGCGCACGGTGGAAACGATAGCGTCCTCAGTGAGCTTCAGTTCGGCAGCACTGACTCGCTCATCCAGCGCGTCCATATCCTCCTGATCCGCTTTGCCCGCCACCATGAGGCGCAGGTAGGTATTGGACGTGATATCCATGGCGTTCAGGGCGTTGATGGTGGCTTCTCTGGCAAAGAGCGTGTCCACGTCCAGATTGGAGGCAATCAGAGAGCGGATGACAGCGTTATCGCCGAAAATGTTCTGCACATTCAGCGTTTTGGCCGTAATGCTGCCCTCGATGATCTTCTCGCCGCCGTTGATGCTCAGATCAGCCACATCATCATTGGACACCTGTTTAAGAGAAGAAACCACATTGCCACTCTCATCGACCGATACAGAATAGAAATGTCCGTCTGTGCCCTTGACCACCAATTCACCCACGGTCAGGGACACCATATTTGCCTCGGTCACAGCGAGTTTGGCAATATACAGTTCGCCTGCTGTGCCCTGGGTAATGATGGCCGTGTCAGTAGCCAAGTCCTTGATGTGTGCCCAGTCGATGTCGGCGGTTCCAATATCCGCCTTGACCATACTGGCCACGGCAGCCGAAAGGGTCGTAATAGCCGCCCAATCAATATTGGCCTCGTTAATGTTGGCGGTCGTGATCTGCGCTTTGGAAATCTCTGCGATGTCCGCCGCCAGCTGTTCAATCTGCGCCCATTCAATGTTGGCGTTGACGATATTCGCCGTGGTAATCTGCGCCGTAGCGATCACGGCAATAGCGGTGTACAACTCGTCCGCTGTAATCGTTCCAGCCGCCAGTTCCTTGATTTTGGCGGTGACGGCAGTCATGGCATTGACGTTCAGAACATCGATCAGGGCTTCGGCAATGTGCGCCCGCGTAATACTGGCGTCCTGAATGTGAGCGCTGCCGATAGCGGCGTTTTTGATCTGCAAGCTGCCAACAGACCCGGATTGCAGCTGCCCGCTGCCTACAGAATTCAGTGCCAGTTTTGCGCCGGTAATGGAGCCGCTGGCCAGCTGCCGAGTGGAGATCATGCTGCCCTCCAGTGCGTCGGCTACAGTGCCCAACGTCACCGAAGTGTATTTCTTGGTCAGGCAATCGTAGGTGTACTGCGTCATCCTCATGGATACTTCCACGCCGATGCGCCGGGCTACCACGCGCACTGAATCGCCCAGAAATATGTCGGTGAGCGCAGCATATTGCTTATACTCCTCGGCATCCGAGCAGCTCACGAAATCCACCTTCAACGTCACGATTGGCAGATCACAGCCCGTATCAAACTCCGCCTGCGCGGCCTTGCGCATTTCCGTGTAGCACTGCGCCTTGCTTTTCGGATCGTCGCCGTCCGTGACTTCCTTTGCCTCCGATACCGGCAGATGAATCCATTTCGGGTGGGTATAGGCGCTGAGGTTGGGACTGTCGAGATATAATTCCGGCAGGTACAGAATGTTCCCGTCCGCATCTTCGCCGGTGGGCATGATGCGGGTAACTACGTCCGTTTCGTCCACATCGCAGGAAATACCGGTCAGGTTCTTTTTCTCGCGGATGGAAACATCCGTGTCGTTGCCCATGCGTTTTACCAGAAACACATCGTACCAGTCGCGGGCCAATTCCGCACCGTACTTGCTGACCAGCCCATTTTCGCCCAGCATGGCTTCCACGGGATTCACATTTTCCCATTCCACTTCCTCGGCGGTTGAAGTCAGATCGGAATAAAACGAGAAATCATGTGCTGACAGGCAGGCTCCCGACAAGCTCTGAACGACAGAAGCCCCCACCGCAGAGGGCGAGGGCTTCAGGCTTTTTACCATGTTGTCGAGCAGGTCGTAGAAAATGTGCCGGGCATAAACCGTAACCTTGTCCAGCTCCGGCACAACGCGGTAGATGCGGAAGGGCTGGTCGCGCAGCTGGCGGGCTTCGATGACCTGATTGCGGAAACCTACATTCGTCTGAACCGTCTGCGTTTCCGTGCGCTGAAAGGTCAGGTACTGGCTGGCCATATAGCCGTGTTTGCCGTCCGGAGCCGTGACCTCATACCAGCTGGACGTGGTTTTGTTCAGCACGATGACCTCGCGGCCCTTTTTGTATTTTCCGAGGATCCTGTAATTCGTGCCTGTGCCGGAACGCAGATGCAGCGGCCCGCTTTTCGTGGTGATTTTATAGATCTGCACATCGTAGGTGCTGGTCTGGTATTGCTGCGTGACCAGTCCGACACAGGGCGTCATGGCGGCAGGCACAGGCGCACGGAGGATGCAGCCTTCTGAGAGCCGCGTCCATTTGCCGCGCTCGTCGATGTCGTGCACCAGCGTAAGCTCCAATTCGCCGTTCAGCGTTTCGGTCACGGTACAGCTCATGGGCGTGATCACGCCGAGACCGTTGCTCGAAAAGTCGGTGCAGTCAGCGGAATATACACAGATCAAGCGAGATACCTCCAATTCGGCTGAATAACAACCTTTGTCACGTTGCCTGTCCAGCTAATGGCATTCTGGCCCGGCAGCAGTGTTGGAAAGTCGCCACTCATGCAGCCGTTCATGCTGGTCACGCCCTGATAGGCTTCCATAAGCGGGGTGTCCAGCATAATGCTGTCCGTGATGCCATCCAGTTCTACAATAGTCATCCCCACCATGAGGGTGATCTCACCGAAACCATATACTGTAATAACCGGTTCGGAATAGACGCTGCCGGGGTTGGTGACGAATGTGCCGGAGGTCGTCACGGTGATCTCCGGCACATTTTCCTGATACCAGAAGGGCTGGCAGCGAAAATTGACGGTGAAGGCCCGGTTTTCGTGATTGCGCAGGATTTTGGAAAACTCGATCTGGTTCGCCACACGAGCATTATAAAAGCCGCCCGGACGAGCGGCCAGCTGGAGCTTTCCGGCTCTGCGGAGCCATGCGCAGATTTCAGGCAGGCGCGACAAATCCGACACGGTGCATTCCACAGGCAGAATGAAGTCGTCATATATGTCATCGGCCTCCAATGTCGCGAGACTTCCGGGCCTGCCCGGCACGTTGGTATACGTCACGCGCTCGGACGGGCGGATGATGGACGGCTGCGCGGTCACATGAATGCCGTACTCCGTGCATCTGACGCCGTTCCATGAAAACCAGTCTTTCATGCGAATCTCATTCCTTTCCCGCGCTGCTGCCGTTTGGTCAGCCCGGCGATCTCAATGGCCAGCGCGCGCACGTCCTGTTCGTCGCGCACCACCAGCTTGTCCACCTGAATGGTGGTGCTGGCGTTGTGGTTGTAGGTCTTGCGGTTGTCATAGGAATTCGTGCCGCCAATGCTGCCCTGAGCTGCGCCGCTGAGATAGCGAGCCGCGTTCTGAATGACCTTCGCCTGATTCTTGCTCTCCAGCAGCGCGCCCTGACCGAAGCCACGCATCGCCATGCGGCCCACCTCGTCGCGGAATACGCCCGAAGGCGACTTGATTTTCAGTTCCCGCTTGGCCGCGTTTACCGCGTCCCGCGCAGCGGAGCGCATGGCGGAGATCACACCGGAACGCCCGGCCAGAAGGCCCGCCATAGCGTTTACGCCCACGGGGCGAAGCGTCGAAGCATTCAAGCTGCCGGACACGGCACTTTTGACATTGGCTGCAACGCTGCTGCCGGTTGCCGCCATGGAATAGTTAGTCAGAGAACCTGACAATCCTTCCGCGGCGCTGGTTCCGAAGGCCGTCAACGTGTCCGCAGACAGCGCTGTTTCAACCGCCGCTCTGACCTTTCCGGCCAGCGCTTCCGCGTCGGAGGACGGATCGTAATCCGCCATGCCTTCTCCGACACCCGCGGCCACGTTCTCGCCAATGGGCCGGACGCGCTGCGAGGGCGAATGAATGACGAAAGCAGCGTTGAGCGCCGCTTCCAGATTGCCAGCCACGCTTTCGGCGTCCGCGTCCCAGCCCGCGGCGGTCATGGCATCGCCGATGCCCGCGGTGATGTTTTCGCCGACACCCGCCAGTTCCAGCGCGGACAGGAAGTCCACAATGGTCTGCAGCTTTTGCAGATCCTCTTCGCTGACCTCCGCGCCGTTCTGAATGGCCGTGACCATTTCGGAAACGAAGGTCTGCAGGCCCGCGATGTTGTCGGCAGAAAACTGTTCGTTAAGCCGCTTGTCAATGCCGTTCAGGGTTCTGTCATCCAGCAAGCCCCACAGCGTTGCCCAGCTGCCCTTGTAGTTGTCGAAGGCCTTCAGCTCCGCGGTAAACGAGTGCATCCAGTCGATCAGCGAGCCGCCCAGCAGGCCGTTGAGCGCGCCCCAGTCGTGCTGGCTGGTTTTGCCGAAAACGGAGGTCGTGACGAAATTCGCGTCCAGCTTTTCACCGGCGGCGGAGACGGATTCGGCAGTGCCTTCAATTTTCGGCGTGATGAGAATGTGCATGGTGCCGTCCTCGTCCAGCACGGCCACCTTGTCGGGCGTAAGCAGCTCCTTCGGCACCAGCGACGCGGGAATTTCCACGCCGTTCTGCCAGAAGGTCACGTTCTCCGCCTTCAGCGCATCCTCCGGATTCTGGTAGACCTCGCTCAGACGCAGCACGCCCTCCACCTCAATGGGATTGTCCGCCAGAAATTGGCGATAGGCCGTCAGGTCATAGCCGGAAATCGTAATGACCGTCTCCAGCTTGGGCGGTTCCACGCCTTCCTGCTGGCCATAGCCGCTGATGATGGCTTCGGTCGTGATCGCACCCGGGTTCTGAGCGAATTCGTCCCAGCGTGCCTGTGCGCCGGTCATGTCCAGATCGGTGGCGATTTTCAGCACCTCGTCCGGGATGGCTTCGGAGAACATACTCTCCAAGCCGGGCAGCAGGTTCTTTCGGTCGCTGAGGAAGGTCTGAATGGCCGCGATCTGATCCATCGCGCCGGAGAAATCCAGCTCCGGGAAGAGGCTCTGCACCTTGGCCTGTATCTCCGACTCGCTCATGCCGCTGTCCAGCAGGGATTGCACCTGCATCAGCAGCGCGATGTATTCCGTCACCGCGCCCTCGTCCATGGCGGCAGTGATCTCGTTCAGATCCTCCAGAATGCCGGGCTTCTCGCTTTCGTCGGCGGCGCTGTATTCCCGCAGCTTCTGCGTCAGCGTGTCGATGTCCGCCGCCGCGCCCTGAATGTCCTCCTGCTGCCACACGGGCATGATGATGGAGGCCAGCGTCTGGGCGTACTGCTGCGCCGCGGCCAGACGGTCGCTGTTGTACTTGGCGTTCAGCTGATCCAGCGCCTGCTGCCGTTCCGTTTCATCGGAAATCAGCTGAATGAGGGCAAATTCCTTGTCGTACTGCTCCGCCAGCTGGGTATTGATCGCGCCCATGCCCTCGGCGGCGGCCTTCACGGCGTTTTCATAGACGGTCACGTCCGCATCCGGCTTTCCCGCGGCCTGCGCGCGGGCGATTTCCGCCTGCAGCTTCTGGCCGATCTGTTCAAAGCCGTCCGTATCAGCGGCGGACAGATGGTATTTGATCTCAATGGCTTCGCGGGCGTCGATCAGCTCCTGCAGACGGATTTTGTCCTTGTCGGAGAAATAGCCGTTCTGCCGCTTTTTCAGCAGGCGGCTGATCTCCGCGTCCATCGCGTCCAGTTTGTCAATATCGCCGGAAAGCTGATCGGCCACGGAGGTATAGCCCGCCGTCTGAGCGGTTTCGCGCATTTCCTCCAGCTCGCTGCGGGTGGAGGCGGTTAGCTCCTTGAAGGAGTCCGTCCACTCCCTGACGATCTCGTTGGTTTCCTTTTTGCCGTCCGACCATACGGCCAGCACGCCCTGCAGCCATTCGCGGGCGCTTTTCGTCTCACGGGTAAAGCTGCCGGAATCCAGCCCGAAGAAGGAAAGTCCTTCGGACTGGCTGTAGAACGTCTCGGCGGCGGTATCTTTCCATTGACGGGCCGTGTCCTCCATGCCCTGCAGGGCCTCGCGGGCCTGCTTCGCACCGGAAACGTAGTCGGCCAGCGCGACGGTCGCCGCAATGACAGCCGCCGCCACGGCAATCCACGCCGCCGGGGACTTGCTCAGCACGGACAGAAAGCCTTTCCAACCGCCGCCCGCCTTGGCCACGGTCAGCGCGAATTTGCCGATGCCGGTGGACACTGTGCCCACGCCCTTGACGATCTTGGAAAACACCAGAATCGCCGGGCCAGCCGCAGCGGCAATGGCGGCGAATTTGATAATCATCAGCCGCTCGCTTTCGTCCAGCGACATGAATTTCTCGATCAGGTCGGATGCGCCGTCGATCAGTCTTTGCACCGTGGGATTCAGATCGTCGCCGATGCGCTGGGCCGCCAGCACAGCGGTATTCTTCAAATTCTTTAATTTCGATTCCGTGGTGGCGTAGCGCTTACCGGCTTCGTTGGACAGCGCCACATTGTCTTCCCATGCGGACGTGGCCGTCTGCTGGGCCTCGGAGAAAAGCTCGGTGGCGTTGGTGGCGCGCATCAGGGTGTCTCGCAGGCGCACCTCGGTAAAGCCCATCTCCTGCAGAGTGACGATGGAGGACACGCCCTGTTCATCCATCTTGGAGAGGCCCACGATGAATTTTTCAATCGCGCCTGCCGGATCGGAGTTCCACAGTGCCTTGAATTCCTCGGTGGTCAGCCCGGCCACCCTGGCGAAGTCCTTCAGGGATTTGCCGTTGGTTTCCACGGCCACCTGCATTTCGATCATGGCCTTGCTGAACGCCGTGCCGCCCGCCTGGGCTTCGAGGCCCACGGAGGACAGCGCCGTCGCGAAGCCCAGAATCTGCGCCTGTGACAAACCGACCTGCGAACCGGCAGCGGCCAGCCGCGTAGCCATGTCCATGATGGCAGATTCCGTGGTGGCGTAATTGTTGCCCAGATCAACCAGCGCGGAGCCGAATCGCCCGAAATCCGCTTGAGACATTTTCGTGATGTTGGCAAACTGGGCGATAGCCGTGGCGGCCTCGTCCGCGGCAATATCCGTGGAATTGCCCAGGTCGATCATGGTGCGGGTAAACTCCACCAGATAATCATTCTGAATGCCCAGCTGACCGGCGTTCGCCATGACCTCGGCAATATCGGCGGCGTCGGTGGCCACCTCGGTGCTCATCTTTTTGACCGCGTCCGAAAGCTGTTCATATTCGGCTTCCGTCGCGTCCACGGTTTTGCGCACGGAGGCAAAGGCGCTCTCGTATTCCACAGAGGCCTTAATCGCCGCCGTGCCCAGCGCCAGCACGGGCGTGGTGAGCGCAGTGGTCATGCCCTTGCCCAGCTTTTCCATGGAGGCGCTGACGGACGCGCACTTTTTTCCGAAGGCCGTCAGCGTATCGCCCGCCTTCGTCCATGCGGACTGCATCCGGGCAAGGCGTTCGGTGGTCGTGCGAATCTGCTGCTCGGTCTGCCGAAGCGCGCCCTGGGCGTTGTTCAGATTGGTGCAGGCCTTCGTGACCGTATCCGCGTTGTTCTGCAGGCTTTTCGTATTGGCCGCCAGCTGGCCCTCCAGCTTTTTGACCTCGGCGGAGGACTCCGCATACTCCTGCGAAAGCGCGTCTAGATTGGCCTTGGCGGCCAGCGTCGCGGAATCCGACTCGCCCAGCTCACGGGAAAAGCGCTCGTATTGCTTCGTAGCCGCGGCCACCTGCTGTCTGAGATCAGCATTTTTCTGCCGGGCCGCGTCCAGTGATTCCGTCAGCCTGCCCTGTCGGGCGTAGGCGTTCTCCAGCTTCTTATTCGCCGCCTCCAGCGCCTTTTCATACTGCTTGACGGCCTTCTGCTGCAGCTCCAATTTTTGCTGAAGGCTGGAAAGCTGGCTCTGGGTGCCGGAAACGGACTTCTCGAAATTCTCCACGCCCGAGGCGGCCCGCTTGAATTCGCTCTCGGCCTCCTGAATCTGTTTATTGATGGACGTGAGATTCCGAGAAAAATTATCTCCATCCAGCGAAAGCGACACAACAAGGTCGCGCAGGACTTCGCTCATTCTGCCGCCTCCAATCGTTTATTTCAAATCGGGCCACACTTCATCAATGAAGGCGCGCCGGGGTTCTTTCTTTTTGCTTTCCCTCTTTGCGCTCCACGCGCGGATGCGCAGAAAGCCCAGCATGTCCATTCGGTCAATCTCGTCGAATTTCCAGCCGGATTCCATGAGGGCATTGTAGGTAGAATAGATGTAATCCGGCAGCGTCAGGATTCCGGCGTCTGCGCCGGTTCCGTCGCCGCCGTCGTAGGGAAATCGGACAGCACGTCCGTGGTCTGGGCCTGCACGGCCATCAGTGCCAACGCAATGTCGTGCATCAGACGGTCAACGGGATAATTGTCCAGCACGTCGTCCGGCGTAAACTGATTCTGAAAGAGAATGCAGAACCAGCGGATCATGGTGTCCATGGCTTCGGAAATGGTGAATTTCGCGTCATCCGGAATGGACTGGCCCTTGGCGGCCAGCTCGGACAGGCGCACCACCTTGGCGTACATCTGGGCGGCGGGTTCCAGCTCGCGCAGTGCGCGGCCCGACACAAAATCAATGGAATACTTTTTGTCCCGCAGGGTGCAGGTAATCATAACGGCCTCCTTGGCTGAGCATAAAATGCAGTATTTTATGAAGGAATCAGCCCGTCGAGCGATTCGGCGGGCTGACAGGCAGCGTTAGCTGCCCACAGCGGTGAACACCGGCGTATAGACCGTGTTCAGGAAGGTTGCGGCTTTTTCGGCGGTAAAGCCGTTAAAGCCATTTTCACCCTCGTCCGCCACCGCCTGATAGCGACCGTCGGACGTACGCTTGATGGCCGTCCATTCCACCTCGCCGGTCTGGCGGGTGATGCTGGTGCCCTCCTTGGTGGCGTAGGTTTCGGTGACAGGCTTGGCGCGCACCTTGAAAAGCCACACATAGCGATAGGTGCCATTCGCTTTCTCAGACATGAAGCCCACGGCGAAATAGCCGGGCTTGTCGTTGGCCGTGCGGATGAGTACGCCGTTGTCGTCGATCTTGTTAGAGAAAATCATCTCCTGCACGATCAGCGGCAGGTCGGCCAGTTTGGTCTTGAACGTAAGCTCCGGGTCGGGATACAGCACATCGCCTTCCACATAGCGATAGGTAAAGAAGACCTTTTACGCTGACAGCCTTTCGGCTCCATGTGTCAGCGCAGTCAGGCTCTTTTTCCCCCGCTTCACACCGTACGTGCGCCTTTCAGCGCATACGGCGTTCCATCAGTACAGACTCACGTGTGCCGTAACTTTTTCCTGAGTTCCGCGATTTTCCTTTGTGCTTTGGGCGGCATGTGTGAGTAGTCAGCAGAAGAGTTATTTACAAGACGATAGCAGGCAGCATCCAGCGACATCAGATTATTGACGCGGTTTACATCTTTCAGGGGAAGAAAAGGATTGATCCTTTGCGTACACGGCATTCTGTCTATCAGCCACGCTCCGCAGATCCGGCATTTCAGTCTGTCACGATTCAGGGCGTACGCCCGATTCATGTAGTACTCAAAATTGTTCTTCGGGTCAACGCGACCGAGAACGACGGTATTTTCCGGGCCTATGGAAAGCTCATCCAACCGCGCGTTCTGCCGTTTTTTCTTCGTCCTGTCGAAATGTATCTGCCGTCCCGTTTCGCTGTAGGGCGTTTCATCCTGATTGTGATAAAGCGTTTTTTCCCATTTTGCGAAGCCGAGATCGGTGACGCCCACCCATAAATCTTTATATGGGATTGCAACAATCTTTGCTTTATGCTTGCTGTGAATGCTGGGCAGGGTAGAGGTTTTGTTTGCCGGTATCCATTTGACGCTGTATTTCTTCAGCCTCTTGTGGGCGGCATGCTGCAAATATTGCCGGTATCGCTTGAATGCCACAGTTACCCATGTCGTGGCTTCGTAGTAGTTCACCAGCCCTCTGATCTGACTGTTAATCAGATGGATTTGTCGAATTACCACATCTCTACTGACATTCTTGGGTATGGCAAGGATATTTGCATGAATTTCTTCTACCTTGCTTTTCAATCGTTTCCTGTTGGGTATCGTCCGGGGAATATATCCCTTTCTGCTTTTTCCTCTTACAACCTTGTATTCGTAGCCCAGAAACTGAATGTACCTCTTCCGAACATCGGTGATAAGCGTCTTCTCTGGCGAGAGCGTCAGCTTCATTTCCTTCTCAAGAAAATGGCCGATACGCTCTTTCCAGAAATGAGCATGTTCACGGCTGTCTGTGATGATAACAAAGTCATCCGCATATCTGACCAGCACACCGGGGATGAGCGAGCTGCGTTTTCGCAGCGCCGTCATTTTGGTGCTTTGGTCGCGGTATTCAGTGTGCACCTTCTTGTTTATCCATTGCTTCGCCACGTATTCATCCAGAATATCCAGATAAACGTTCGCCAGCAGCGGAGAGAGGATGCCGCCCTGCGGGGTTCCGTCCTCGTTTACATCACACTCGTCCATGATGCCCGCTTTGAGCATGGATTTAATAATCATGATCACCCGCTGATCCTTTATGCCCATATGATACAGGCGTTTCAGAAGGATACTATGATCTATCCTGTCAAAGCATTTGGAAATATCACCTTCTACAATCCAGTGCCAGCCGTTCTGATGTACCGTTCCTGTGATTCGTTCCAGCGCCATTTTGGTGTCGCGCATTGGCCTGAATCCGTAGGAATGCTCATAGAATTGAGCTTCCATAATGGGCTCCAGTACAATTCGCATACATTCCTGCACGATTCTGTCCCGTATCGTGGGGATACCCAGCGGCCTTTTTTCAGTCTTTCCAGGCTTGTCTATGTATTTTCTCCGAACCATTTTCGGTACATAGTGCCGGAATGCGCTCTGGATATCGTTGATCACCCAGTCTTCTCTGCTTTGCAGATATCTCCGGATGCTGATACCGTCCACGCCGGGTGTGTTTGCGCCCTTATTGGCCTTGATATTATGGATTGCGGTGATGATTGTTGCCTTTGCCGACATGATTTCTATCAGGCCGCCAAATGATGGTCGGTTTCCTGTATCATGCGCGTCTTTGGCTGTTCGGTAGAGTTCATCCTGTATAGCACGCAGTTCTGTTTCGGAATTCGGGTAGTTGAATTGTTGTGCCATACGAACCACCCCCTTTCGGAAATGGCTGATGGTGTTAGTCAGGTTCGCCTACGGCTTCCTCAACAAGTTACGGCTGCACAGTATTTCTGTACAGACTATGCTCCTTCGCTCAGCAAGGCTTATTATTCCTCGCGTCATTGCTACTACGGGCTGCTGTCCCACGGATTCACAGGCCATTTCCTGCCTGTTAGGAGAGAGCGTTTCCTCACTTCGCCTTTCGGCGTCCCTCCGTGGTTCCTCTGTCCCTTGCGCCTTCGTCTTTGTTTCCAGCTTTAGCTCCATTCTTTGGCCCGGCTGCCGCGTTCATCCAGCGTGATCGAGTGATGAACGCCTTCCGCCTTTACGGCTTCGATTGGTTTCACGACGACATATGTCCCCAACGACAGCACCCTCGCCGGGAGGGCGAGCACCTTCCTTTCGGTACCCTTACGCTTACGAGCTTTTATGTCGAATGTACGTCGACTGATGAGTTTATCTCATCAGCATCCTGAGCATGGCTGTACTGACCTCCTGCGGTATTCCACTTCATCTCAGAAGCTGTCCCGCTCTTCACCGAGCTTCATACGACTGACCAAACGCTGTCAGACGCATGTCGGAGTATCAGAGTTTTTGTCACCCCTCACGCGGGGTCAGACAGGAATTTCACCTGTCGAATCAGCGCAAAGTTCAATTTCTAAATTAGAAATCGGCCTATTTTATTGCATATTTCTATGCAGATTGTTAGGCAACAGAGCGCACGTCATCAAAATATTGTACATCAGGATCGGAGTTCTGGGGCGTGATGGACGCCTCGATAGCGCCGGCGACCAGCTGAAGCGCTCCGTAGGTCAGCGTCTCCTCAGTATCCACTGTCAGCGGCGCGATGACCATGTTTTTCAGGCCCACGGTAGACGAAACCGCGGGCGCTGCGGCAGGGGTATTCGGCATAGGTTTTCCTCCTTCATATTACAAAAGCCCTCGATGGTCGAGGGCCTCTTTGAGTTGTTCCTTCACTTTTTCATAGGCTTCGTCGGCCTTCGCGTCGAACGCCGGGCGGACGAAGGGATGCGGCGGAGCCGGATGCGGGCCGCCGTGGCCGAATTCGACTGGATTTCCATACGCCGCGCCGCTGTCCTTTCGGTGAATACCCACCGTGACGCGATAGCCGCCGGAGCGCTTTTTCACAACGCGCCCAATCTTGATCGACCGCAGCAGCGTGCCCGTGCGGCGCTTGGGATCGGTGGAGGCGTTGTGCAGCATCTGCTCCAGCACCGGCTGGGCCGCGTTCTGCAAAATCCAGCTGCAGGCGCGGGAGCCGTTTTCGCCGGAGGCACGCAGCAGATCGGCCATGCGGGCAATGTCATCCCGCAGTTCCACACCGCCCGATACTTCCATGCTCATCCGTCATCCTCCCAGCAGACCCATGTCCAGGCGACCAGCGTCTGACGGGTATCGTCGTTATAGGAAACGGCCTCGTCGGAAAAGGCGAAGCCGGCCTTACGCATGGCGGCCCGCACGAGGTGAATGACCTCGGTGGGATCGACCGTGCTCCAAAGGTTCAGGTAAACGTAAACGCGGTAACGCCGGTTTGCATCGTCCCAATGCTCGTCCTCATAGGTCTGGGTGGTATAGACCAGATATTGAGGCGGTGGAGTTACACCCTCCGCAGTGGCCTTCCACGCGCCTGCGAAAACAGGGATGCCGACGCTTCGCAATGCGGCCTGCACGCGCTTCATCAATGTACCCCCTTCACAGCCTTTGTTGTCAGGCGCAGATAGCGGCGCTTGAAATCGTACTCGCCAATTTCCGTGATGATCTGCTTCTGGCTATTCCACAGCACCCACATGCCGGGCCGCACATCGTTTCTCCAGCGGATGGTGAACCAGATACCGCGCTCAGTGTTTTCTGTGTCGCCCGAGTTGAAATAGCGGGAATCACAATCCTCCGCCTTTGCCCAGACCTGGCAGACCACCTGCTCCGTTTCTACGGAAAAGCCGTTTTCGTTGATCTCATGAACAGTGCGGCCAATCTCCACCAGCTGGCGCAGCTCACCG